GCAGCCGTATGCTCAACGTCTACACCGGCATTCTCCACCATGACAATGGCTTCAATATACTGAGTCGCGGTAACTGACTCCATGATAGTTACTTCAAGTAGCGCTCTACCACCGTCACCAGTTTTCGGTACTGTGGTTATAGACGCACTATTTGCTATATCACTACCGTTTTTACGGAACCAGAGATAGGCATCATGGTCGGCAGCATCTGTGTTATTAAACTGCACACTTACGGTAATTACATAAGTTCCAGCAGTGTCATAAGTGACTTGGGAACTAGATGCAACTGTGATTCCGCTGTTAAACGCAGAAGAGTTATTCAGCGTCAAAGCGGTTGGAGTGTTGGCCGCAGGAGTCTGATCCTGCGTCGAGTAAAACTGTCCGTACTTTTTATTGGTGATGTCCGCAAACGGAACAGACACACCGCTAAGAGAACCGCCGGTCAAAGCAACCGCGTTTGCGTTCTGCGTAGCAATAGTACCTAGTCCAAGATTGGTTCTGGCATTAGGCGCAGTAGAAGCACCGGTGCCGCCATCGGCAATAGCAAGATCCGCAGATAATCCTGAAACGGCTACGCCACTGATTGAACCACCAGTGATATTGGCCTTGGACGTATTGACTGTTCCAGTGCCGTTGGGAGTGAGATTGATACTGCCGTTCGTATTTGTGGCAGTTATTGAGTTGCCGTCAAGTTGAATGTTATCGACGGAAACAGATCCCGTTCCGACTTTGAGAGCGGTGGCTACGCCAGTTCCGCTGTATACCGTTTTTTCGGTAGCGGTAGGGCCATCGTCAACATGCAGCAGTTGATCGTAAGTACTAGATACGGAACTGCCAGTGAGATTAGTCGGCATTCAAAATCTCCGGAAAAGGCAAGGGGGCTTGCGCCCCCCGCCAATTAGACAGTCGCGCTAAACGGAGTAACTTCAACACCGGTACCAATAATGTTTCCATGAATTGCGTATCGGTCAGTAGCCACGTCGATAAGCGTAAGAATGCCGCCTACGAGACCACCGGAAGTGCTGCCGTTCATCGTAATCGTATCGCTAGTGGTAGTGGTACTAAACTCAGTACCAGTGCCAGCAGCCTGATCCGTTACGTAGAGTGAACCAGACATCACGTCGGTAGCGTCAGCCACTTTGATGATGTTGTTGTTGCTGGTAACAGCGGTGCCCGTCGTAAAACGGAACACAGCGCCAGAACCAGTTGCAGCCGGAAGCGTGGCAGTTACGCCAGCAGCACGGTTAAGCACAACAATACGATCACTATGGTCAGCAACCGTAACCGCCAAAGTAGCAGCACTCGCAGACACCAAACGAGCGGACACATCTGCAGCAGCGTTCAACTCGGCGGCGCTCGCATTGACGGTAGTACCGGCAATCTTAAGCACGTCCGCATCAAGCGTAACGTCGTACAGCGTACCACCCTGAATGGTCACGTTGTCTTGAGTTATACCACGATAAACACCCATATTACTCTCCTTAAGAGAGGGGGGCCGAAGCCCCCCACCCTAGTTTAGGCGTTAGCATTGAGGACAAGAGCGAACGCCTCCACAACACAATCGGTCGGAACCGCAGTGTTAAGCAGGAGATCAATCGTGTCCGCAGTCGGGATGACCGAGGGGTTAGCAAGGTCAGCCGCCTTCAGCCCGAGCGAGTTCGACGCAACGTTATTAGCGTAAACGTCAGCCGCATACGGCGTGGCACCCGTGTAGCCAAAGTCAAAGGTCGCCGTGGTGTTGGTGGACTCCACCTTCGTCACAACGAGACCCGCTGAAAGAACAACCGACCCGGCAGGCAACGAAATCACCTGCAGCGTATCGGTCGCAACCAAAGCCGTAGCGCCAGCAGCAGCGCGAGCAGCAACGATCTCAGCGAAGTCGAGTTCGACCGTGAACTTGGAAACACCGTGGCCATCGGGGAACGCCGCCGTTCCCTTATTAAAGCCCAAAGAATCAGTATAAGCAGCCATTTTAATTTACTCCTGAATTAGAACTGCACCACGGCCTGAGCAAGGGCTTCGCCCTTCACGACCTTGTAGCCATAAACCTGCAGACCACGCACGATGTTACCAAAGGTCGATTCCGACCGGATGGTTTCCATGTTGGTCATCTGCGAGGCGAACGTGAAGCCCATCTTGTTACCAGCGATAAGGCTGTACTTGCCGGACGACACACTGAGGTTGTGACTCACATAGAGCGTGAAACGGTCAACCATACCAAGGCGGCCATTGCGGACGATCGAGGTGCCGTCGCCCGTGAGCGAAGCGTCCTTGAGTTCCGACTTCTTGATCAGACCCGCCATCTTGGCCGGGATCACGACAAAGCGGTTCTGCTCAGGGCAGTTGGCCTCGTCAAGCACCGTACCGAGATCGACAAGCAGATCCACCACGGAGACCGTACCACCAGCGCCATCCTTCGTGACGGTCAGCGGCGAAGCGTTCGAACCGAGGTTGAAGGAAGCCGACTGCTCACCAGCAGCCGTACCCTTATTGGTAGCAGCAATGCCGGGGAGGATATCGGTAAGCACGCGCTGATCAATCTTGATCTTCATGCGCTCCGACGCGTCCTTCGTCCAAGTGTCCATCAGGTTGATGTCCGACTGCACCTTGTCCACATCGTCCTCGACGCACGCGAAATACTCGCCCTTGTCGATCACGAGTTGGATCTTCGGCTTGTCCGGGTTCTCAACCGTCAGGGTCTGACCCTTCACGTAGTCGCGGATCGTGATTTCCGGCGTGGTGCGGATGTTAACCGTGTCACCATACTGGCGAATCTCGCCCTCGTAGTCCGTGTTGGAGATAGCCGCGAGAACCGTAGCATCGTAGAAGTTCTCGATCAGTTTGCCCGACCAGAGTTCGGGGATAAAGTTGCCGCTGTAATTCGGGCGGCCCGGCGAAACAGGATAAGACATAACAAAACTCCTCTAATTACGCATTAAGTTGGATTCGATTCTCTCGCTGTGCAGCGAAGATATCGCGTTCAAGACGGTCTCGTTCCTGCTCTCGGCCCTTGTACTTACCCTGACGAACATCCGCGAAAAACTTCTGAATGTCCGCTGGAGTATATACTCGCGCCTTGCTGGTTGACGGGGTTCCGGAGTTCTTTGAACGTCCGGGGGTAACCTGTTTTTCCAACTCTGAAGAAACAGAAACACGACCAGTGTTCTGAGCAACAGTGACTTGTCCAGTTTTATCAAGCCAAGCGCGGAAGAAATTTGCAACGCGACGAGCATCAAGCCCGCGCTGTGCATCCTCAAGATAGGTCTGACGACTGATGTTTGTCAGCGGATCCACTTCCAACAACCAAGACTGAAAGTCCTGATTATCGTTGACATCCCGCCAATTCGGGACGGCTGCAGACAGATCAGCCCAGAACTGCTGCTCTGCGGAGACGGCTTGCTTTTGCGCTACAGCCTGAATCTGCGGAACCACGTTCGACTGCAGTTGTGAAATCGTCTTTTCCAACTGGGCCATACGCTGCGCAACAGAACCAAGTTCTTCGCGCGATACCTTACGCATAACCTCCAGCGAATCGCCGTACTCTTCCACGTCCTTATCCGTAACAAGTTTCTCAACCTGTACCGGGGACGCAGCGGTAGCAGCCTGCTGTGCTGAAATTGACGCCAACAACTGTTCCATCTGTTGGAGTCGCTGCTGCATTTCCCGATTCTGCGCGTGCAGCCGGGGAACCTCAGCGTTGTACATACCTTGAAGCGTCTTGTATTTCTGCAAGACCACATCTTCCGGCGCTTTTTCATCACCAGTTTTCTGCTCAACTACTGGTGAAGGAGCAGCAGGTTTCGTATCAGCGGGCACGTCGGCGGCAACAGGGAGACTTGCACTCTCTTCTGGCGCGGAGGATTCATCGGCAGATTGGTCTTTGCCTGCTCCCTCAGCAGCGTCATTGAGTTGCTTGTAAAGTTCCTGTACAGCCTCGGACTGTTTACGAATTTGCTCTGGAAGTGCCATGTGTACGCTCCTCTTCGGTGTGCGTTATTAGACGGCGAGTTTAATCTTTGCCGCTATTTCAGGGGCATCTTTGGCGAACTTATACAGTTCACCCAACACTTGGCAGCGCCCCTGCGAGACTGCCGCGTTGTTAATCGCACTGGGAAGATTCTCCAGTTCGTGAATGCGCCAAGCATTCAGAAACGAAAGTATCTCCGGATATTGTCTAATTGCAAGTGCCATAGACTTGACAGTTTTGTCATCCGGTCGGATCACGCCGCCCTCCCACTGGGGCCACGGACAGTAGTAGCCTCTACGCCGCCTTTGGGAGACCCATCAGGGGCTGTAGGCGTTCCACCTTCGGGCTGCTGCGGTTGCTGCTGGGCAGCAAGAGCCATGGCCTTGGCTTCCATACGGCCGTTATAGGACGCCTTCTCGCGGGAGGGGATGATCTCATCGACGGGCATCTGCAGCCCCTTAGCGATCTCCCGGAGGATTGCAGCGCGTCCATCGCGGCCAATGATCTCAACGTCAATCGGATTAGCCGTAGCATTGAGGAATTCAATCCGGCGGAGGTTGACGGTCTCTTTCACCGCGAGGTTCACAGCACCTCTAGCCACAACCTCAACGTCGCCCTTAATGCTCTCGTCCTCGTCATAGCGCATGTTGTAGATGAACTGACGGGTAACGATCGGCTTAACAACGTCCATATCGACGTGCATCACAACCTGCCTAATCCCCTTACCAGCGGCACCCATGAGCATCGAAAGGCCCGACGAAGTACGCCCAGCCCCCTGCACATCGAGGTCACCATAGACATATCCGGGGATGCCGGAATGATCATCAGCCAACCGGCTGAATTTCTCATACACAGCCATCAACTCAGACGCACGGGAATCAGGCTGAGTGAACCGCACCGCAGGTGCGCTAGACCCCATGGGGTCATTGGTTACTTGCCAGATCTTCCAAGGTGCGAGTTGAGTGATGTCTTCATTCGGTGGAATACGCTCAAGATTAACTTCCACCTGCGGGCCAGACGATATGCCCATGTTGTTGACCAGTGCTCTGGCGGCGGCGTTGCAGACACTTTGGAGGTCTTCGAGGATCTTGGGGATGCCTTTGCCCCAGAACGCGCCGGGGCATTTGATGAACGAGGTTTTGGAGTACGGCTTTTCACCGAGAGGGTCATAGTTAAGTACCGCCTTGATTACGTAGTTACCCACTACCCACACGTTTGCGTCGTATTCACGCGCTTGGTCGGGTACTTCTTCTTCAGAGACGCCCCACTCAATGAGCATCTTTCCACTGACTTTGCCCCAGAATTCCAGAGCATCGAACACTTCAGTCGGCCGCATGTACGAGTAATACTTGCGCTCTTCCTCGTCCTTGATCAATTCAACATCTTCGTTGATCCAAGACTGGCCGTTGCCGATCTCAAGCACTTTGCGAATAGCATCTTCGTCGTACCCCGGCACGCCGATCAGATCGGACAAGTCCATGCGGGTAAGCGGATGATGCTGAAAAATGTAGCCTTCGTTGAAATCTTCGATGCCCGGCTCGGGGAAGATCCGGAATGGATCGACACGCTCATACTCCGGGCCAAGACGCTCAATTGGCTCAACAATTGTCTGACCACTGGGGAGCGTCTTCCACCCAATAGTACGCTGTCTACGTACAATCGGGCCTTTGACAAACGCAGCCGGGAATGTAACGACATCCGTTATAAAATCATTGAAGGCTTTCTCCCAGCCGCCTTGCGCAAACTGGTCTTGGATCTTCACCTTCATGCGATCGGCACGCTGCTGCGCACCTTGCAGTACACGGAATCGGTAGTCCTGCGAGACGGTCTCTTTCAGTTGCGACATCTCTTCGCGGTTGGGAGCCTGTCCACCTTCCTCGATGATTCGAAGCACTTTCTCGGCAAACTCAGCCTGAATCTCGCGGGACTGGGCGGGGGACAAATCCGGAATCGGAGTGGCTTGGAGATCCCAAGGAGGGGTGCCATTGTCCAGCAAAATGTCTCTAAGCCAACTTTCGGCGGCGCGACACTTCACCTCTGTGATCATCATGTAGATCTCAGACCCACCCTGTGCCCTAATCGCCGCCAGTTTGTCGTTCTCGTACTCGCCATTTCTTTGGCGTAGCGCACGGAGCATTTCATTTTCGATGGGCTTTTTGGCCATCTTGGCCGCATCCCAACACTCACGCAGATAGCCAACCAGCCCTAAAATTACAGGCTGATTCTGCCTAGCCTCCAATGCCTTATCGGCAGCAAGTTGCTCTTGCTTGGCAAGATCGGAGTTATTGACTACGCGAAGAAACGTGAGACCGGCCATGTTTACTTCTTGCCGTAGAACTTCTTGTAGCCTTCCTGCGTTTTCTTGGTCATGGCTGCGCCCTCAGCCTCTCGCATAGCCGCACGTTCCTTCTCGGTGTACTTAGGGGCATTCTCAATTTCGCGGCGAGCATTTCGCATCATTGCGCCGGGTTTACGCGGGTCTTCCATCATGTTTCGGCTAAATTCCGCTGCGCTCATCTGGCGCGGCTTAGTAACCATGCCACCCTTCTGGTAGGACTTGATCGGCTTAACTGAACCCGACATTTTCGAGTTCGACGACGTAACCGTGTAAGGCTTGTTGCATTTCATGCGCGTACTCCTCCGCGTTATGCGGGTTGTAGCACAAGTATACCCAATGTCAATAGGAAAAGAACCCCCGAAAGAACTTCGGGGGTAAAATAGGAGTAGAACTGATGAAACGAAGAGATAACGCGGCAGAGCATATCAAGTCCAACCGGCGGCTGCAATCCTTTTCACTTCCCGTTTCTGCCCAATGCTGGAGGCATCCGACGCGTTCGATATGTGAAGCATGAGGTACTGAAGCGCTTCTGCGACGTGTGAGTGTTTGTTCTTGTCGATCTCGCCGTTACCTCTGGGCTTATACCGATACCCACCCATCATGGCCGCTTTCAACTGCGTGCATCGCGGGTCTACGACAAAGGCCGGGTCGCCATCGACTTGCCGCATGAGATACTCGTCAACGGCGTTAATACGTGCTGATATGTTATTGGTCTTTGCAGGGATTACCTTAAGCCCCTCGGCTTTGATGATATCCACCGCGCTGCGCTCGTCGGTCTGCGCTCGCTGCACACCAGCCGGGTCGGTGACTACCAAAATGGGAGCGCCGGGAAAGCGCTCGTAGATCCTAGGCTTGAGCATAGTCCTAACAAACCGCTGGATGCCCATGTCGAACGACACGCACTCGTCAAGTATCAGCGCCCTGCCCCGTGGATCCTGCTGCCCGATGAGCGCCGCCGGGGTAAGTCCCAAGTCCATCCCCACCACGATGGGCCGCACCCCGTTTGAGATATGCCGCAGCGCATTTTTAGCCATGTGGTAGTCCGGCTTGAAGTATTTGTACACCGGCGTACCAGCCAGTGACAGCCCGTACTCACCGTCGATGTAAACGCGGATGTACTCCTCAGAGCGACCCTGCGTGTCGTAGTACCCCTCGGGCAGATTCTCCACGTTCTCGGCGTACGGCGATCGTCCGGACGGCTGCTTAAACACTGCCCAGCCATTTGCGTTAGGAGACACTCCGTCCTTGGGATCCAGTCCCTCCATCTGGTAGTACCACCAAGTGTCGATTGTCGGCGGGTTAGTATCCCCCCACATGCCGAACCAAGTAGGCCCACCATCCTTGGCCGATGGAAAACGTCCGATGCGCTTACTCATGGCGTCTACGATGTCGGGGTGTATGTCTCTGCACTCGTTGAACCAAGCGCCGGTAAGTTCTAGTGAGTTCAGGTTAGCCACGTCATCGGCATCGTCCAGTGCTCGGAACATGATCTCCGCCTCGACATCCCCTAGTTTGAAGAGGTACGTCTTGGTAGTGCGCATAAACGTCCCGCACGTCCCGGTCGGGAACCAGTCAAGAAACGTCTTGATAGTCGTATCCTGCAACTGCCGGGCGGTCTCACGCACCACGGCCCAGCGGCTGCGCCGCCTGCCTCTCTCGTCGGGTAGTTGCCCACTCGCCCTGCGTATGATCTCAAAGGAGCAGGTGACGCTCTTGCCCGAACCTACCGGCCCCATGAGGACGCGCATCTTGGCGTCCGACTGCATGAACTTCTTGCCTGTAGGCGGTGGCGTGTAGTTAATTTCTAACGTCATTGGGCGTCCTCGACCAGCATCACCACGAAACTACGGACTTTTTTGCCGTTCCTTTTGCCCTTGGTTATGCGTGTCAAGAACGATAATCCGTGCTGCTTCAGCGCACTCGTGAAGTTGTGATACTCCAAGGAGTTGTCGAACACGGCCGCCTCGTAGCCGTCAAATGTTGTGTGAAAGCGTCTGCTCAGGCTCAAAGGAAGAGTCACCAAGAGATTCCTCCGGGGTTAGGTCGATTACGCGGGCGTCCTCGGGACTGTTGCCAAGGTTGATAGTGATCTTGACCCCACCGCCTGCCTGCTCAACGGGGGTATCTTTAGGCTCAAGTCCTGCCCACTTGACAGTGGATTTGATCAGATCCGCCTTTACAGCAGGTGAAACTACTGGGTCGTGGATAAGAAGCCATGATGTGGTCAGGAGTTCTTCGGCCTGCGCTCGGGCCTTGAGTTTGAAAGTTATGCCCTTCTCACGCACTTCCGTGCGGAAGAGTTCGACTTTCTTCAAAAATACAGGGTCTGCGTTGAACCGCAGTAGATCAGTCGATGTGATCTTGTGTCGTGTCAGTACGTCCGTCAGCGGCTCACCGCTGCCTTCGAGAGTCAATGCTACGTCAAAGGCTAGTCGGTCAGACCACTTCGTAGGGCGAAGCGGATGGTAGTCCATGAGAGGGTTTTACCGTTGAGATCTTTTCCTGTCAAGTCTGAGTTCCTTCCAGTGCAGTATCCGATGGCAGTTCGAACACAGGGGTATGCACTTGGTCTCCGCCTCGCGTATGGCTTCGGGTATGTTGTTCCTGACGGCCGCCAGTTTGTTTACCGACTTCTTGTTCTTGCGGATGATGTGATGGAAGTCGATGACCGCCGGATGACTGAACCCGCAGTATGAGCACTTCTGCTTGGCTTTGTACTCCTCCCACTCCTTGCGTTTGGCTCGCTTACGTAACTTCTGCTTTGCTATCTGATCTTCGCGGTGCTTGTAGTACCAGTTGAGGCTGTAAATTCTCTGCTTCTTGCGGGCTAGTTCCTTGTCCTTGTATGGCACGATTACTCCATTGTGGTGAGCATCTGCTGAAGCAGGTGCGATAACCGATCTACCAAGGGTTCGTCCTCTGAGAGTTCGTAGTATCCGGCGGTGTCGAGGATTGCGTGGGTAGCCTCGTGGAGAAAGACCTGTTGGCGGTGGGTACCCTTGAGTGTTGTCAGAAGTTCGATGCGATTTTCTGACGGGAGCCACATGCCGACACAATCCTTGCCGTGCTTCCACTTGCGAACAGGGACGTTCACCACTTGGATGGTGTGGCCTGCGAGTTGAAACTGTTTGGGTATGCCGTCTCTACGCATGGGGGGAGTGTAGCAGGTGGGACGGATGTGGCTGATGTAAAGTTTTGGTTTTTTTGGGTCTTGCTTTAAGCGGTTTACTCTAAACCGGGGGGGCCGTCCGTCGCCAGTCCCTGTGGGGGGGGGGGGGGGGGGGGGGGGGGGGGGGGGGGGGGGGGGGGGGGGCGGGGGGGGGGGCGGGCGCCGCGCCGCCGCGGCCCGCCCGCGGGCGCGGCCCGCACGCACGCACGCACGCACGCGCACCCGCGCACCCGCGCACCCGCGCACCCGCGCACACGCGCTTCCTTCTCCGCGACCCGCGACCCTTCCGCAAACTTGACGTTCGTGTAAAGTCTGTCAGTGTGAAGTTGTCGGCGGCGACAACGCCTCCGACCCGATGCCCGAGCGGCACTCGGGTTCTTTAACAAGTAAAGGTGCTTTATGGGCGATTTCAAGCCTACTGTTAAGCGGTCGATTAAGCCCGTCACTCTCACGGTGACGGTGGAAGCCACCCGGATCAACGAGAACGGCACGTTCTCGGGTTTCGTGATCAAGGCGGCTAAAGGCCCGAACGCCACGTTTAAGGCGGTAAGCCCCCCACAAGGTGGCGGTGCGATCTACCTGAAGGTGGAGTCTCTGGACGGCGTGACTGTCCAGACGGGCGCAGAAGCGACTGCCCGCGAGAAGGTTAAACTCTTCTAGCGGAGAACCTAGGGAAGGGCGGCCAAGGATGGCCGCCCGACTCTTCAACCCTTAGCCTGAGGATACGTATATGCATCCGTTTGAAGTAGCCGGTAGTCTTGGTGCGTATGGATTCTGGTACACCTACTGGAGTCTTAGGTATGAACACCCATACACAAAATGGGAAGCACTTTGGCTGATTTGGATAAGTTGGAACTACCAACGTCATCGCTACAAAATGTAGCCACTGGCCCGCCGAAAGGCGGGTCTTTTTTTGCCTGTGTGCAGCCGGTTGCGTGTTGTACGGAGGTTTTAGGTAAGACTATACGTCGGGGGGTCATGGCTCGCAGTCGCTTTATATCGCAATAACTAGGGGGACAGCGCTCAAAGAATTTAAGTCATTGATTTTAAAGGGATGATCTAAATGATCTAAGTGAAACCTTACGCACAAACTTGACATTTAGATCACTAACTATACATGTAAGGTTACGTAAGTGCTTGAATCCACAAGGGAAAAGACAGGTGCTAAGAAAAGTATGATATAAATAATCTAAATAATCTATGTTTTTTGTGTATATGCCTTACTACAATTTTTTTTCTCACTGTATATCCATACAGTATCTTACTCCCCAACTATGTAGCACCACATTATCTTCAAAAACATAGATTATTTAGATTGTTGCGCCCAAGTCATTGATTCCATTAGGGTTCTACGATCTAGTAAAGTTAGATTATTTACCTTAAACTGCGCGCGCGGTTAGATCACACAATGTCAAGTGGGGCGAAACTTGACGTCCGGCGACCCGTCGGCCAGTGTTGGGGTGTCCCAGCCGGGACTATATGTAAACTTTATAGGAGCAAATAGCGATGAGTACAAAGTTCACCCCGACCGTCAAGCGTCCCATCAAGCCGGTTACCATCACGGTAACTTTACAGGCTACCCGTGTAAACGAGAACGGTACGTTCTCTGGCTTTGTTGTCCAGAAGGCTTCTGGCCCTAACGGTACGTTCAAGGTGTCCATCCCGCCGCAAGGCGGTGGTTCCATTTACCTCAAAGTTGACAGCCTTGAGGGTCTGACTGTTCTGGACGCTGAGGCCGCTGCCGTTTCGCAGAAGGTCAAGTTGTTCTAATCCACATGGGGCAGGTAACCCCTGCCCCTTCCCTTCTGGAGGACTTATGTCGCTTGAATCATTCAGAACTGTAGTCAATACCCTTGAGCAGTATGCCTTTTCCCACTACGAAGCCGGTGGTCATTGGGTCGCTGAGACGTACAGTTACAAGGACTATATAGAAGTTCTTGAGCACAACGACTTCAACGTAGATGAAGCCAAAAAGGAACTCAAGGAGTATTGGGAGTGGACGAATGAACGACAGCGTGAGTGCTGGTAAAGCGGCACCTGATGAGACCAATCATTAACATATGGAGTATTGAAGTATGGCTGATGTGAACAAGGCTAAAAAGCGTCGGGCCAGTGCCAATGGCCCCAAGTACAGCGTCCAGTACGGTCGCACCTACAGCAATAAGCGTCGGGCTATCACGGCCCACATTCAGCGGCTTGAGGCTGCTCTGGCAGCAGCCAGTGGTGAGTACAGCAAGAGTCCGTGGGACGCTACCGAGCGTAAGATCAAGAACATCGAAGCCGCCCTCAAGGACGCGCAGATTGCACTGCTCGGTCTGAAACTCAAAGCCTAATCATGGGGGGCTTCGGCCCCCTTTTCTTCGGAGGTTATATGTACTGTCGTCCATGTAAGTCCCGTGGAATCTTCACGGAAGTGCCTGCACCAAGGCAACGTCGTAGCGATGGGGGTGAGTTCCTCTGCGAGGACTGTGCCGAGACCGTGGCACGGAAACACAAATGGACTATCGGCCAGTTCCACAAATCCAATGCGATGGTGATTACCGATATGTCGCTGCTTAAGCAGTTGAACAAAGGGGGGTTAGTGCGATGAAGATGAGCAAATATCTAATCAGATATCGAGACGAAGTGACCGTGCATCCCAACCCGCCGTTGGAGTTTCGATGCGAGGCAGAGGTGTATGACGATGCCGTGGAACAGTTTTACGAGGTGCATCCCACCCATCACAACATTTTAGATGTCTTAAAAGAGGAGGGTAAGCCATGAACGACGAAGACCGTAAAGCACTTATAGCCCTACGGGTGGCCGTAGCCAGAACTGCACAGGTGATGGAGGTGGAGTCCATGCGGTTACCCGTGCTAGGTAAAGCCTACGAGGAGTTACACGATATGGCAGAGGCCAATGAGCATGGCTGGAAGTCTTTGCTGTTCAAAGTGATGATGAAGGGCGTGCGGAATGAGAATCGTGACTCGTGAGGAGTACGAAGCCATCCTCTGGATGGTGTACCGCCGTGGGGCAATCCACGGGGGGTTGGTCGCTGTAGCCACGGCTACGGTGTGGTTGTTGTTTAACTGAGGAGATACTGATGAAGCGTTTATTCGTGCTACGGCACGGCAAAGGTGGAGCAATTGTAAGGGGCGAGGGTAACGAGCCTCTGTACTTTGAGAGTAAGCCTGCAGCCAAGGCTGCTAGGGATGAGCGGAGTGGAACCGTAGTGTCCTACGGCCCTGATCACGACAAACACAAGCATGGAGATAAGTGAAATGCGTCCGACACTGTTAAAAAACACGATCAAGAGTTTATTCCCCATCAATCGTACCGTCTGCATCGAAGGCCCACCGGGTGGTGGCAAGACTACCATCGTCGAGC